TTTGACAACGGGATGTTGTACTCCTGCATGATCCACGCAGCCAGATGGGCGCAAGCTTTCTGAGTAGCCTCTGTGAAATACCATCTACCGTTCGAGCCGTACGTTGCGCACTCGATTCCGATAGTGTTGGTGTTTCTGGCATTCGGATGAATGTAATGGAACCCAGCAGATGCGCCAACGTGCCAAAGTTTGTCCGTAACCAGAGCTGCCTGATAACAAACACCGGTCTTAGAGACGTAAAAATGACCTCCATAGCCACCGCCATAGAGGTCTGGATTCTCGCCGTTCACACCGAGATAGTGGATTGCGAGATACTTGTGAGAATTGGCATTGTGGGCCGGAACCTCGTTGACGTTCACAGTCACTCTGTCAATGATTACTGGTTTTGTTACTGCCATTTTGATTTCTTCCTTCTTTCCACCAGCTGCTGCCGGATAGTAGATCGTCGGTGTCACGCCATTGAGATCGTCATACTGGGTAAGGTTGTGCTTCTTAATAATCCTGAGAACCGAAGATGGATAAGTCGAACCAGTAGCATAGCCAAGCTTACTAACCTTTGAGATTAGTACTGATGGGTCTTTACAAGTGAGAACTTTCAGTCCATACTTTGGTTCTCCGCCCTTTCCGTAATTGCTACCCCATGTCATAAAACACAAGAAGTCAGCAAAAGACTGCTCGATGTTGTCGTACTTCCTGAATTCAGCATCGACCGTGACCATACAACCGCCGTACTCTTCCGGAGTTTTCTTACCAAGCTTTTTACCAGGCCATACTGAAAGACCACAGTTGGTCCAGGACTTGTTAAGCAGCTCAGCTTTAATGCCAACCATGTTGTTGTACGTCATAAGTGCTTCAATCTGTGGATTGTCCCAGTAAGACCGAATGCCGTAACCGTTCTCAAGACAAGACTGTGCGATAAGAACAGACGGTAGATACCCGTAACGTTTGCAGCAACGTCTAGCTGGTTCTATGATCTGATCTAGATACTCCTGTTCTGTTGTGCAAACTTTCATATGTTACTCCTTACGTACGGTGACGCCTTTGCTGTTATTGGTGACGTGCTTCTCTCTCGGTCTCGGTCTAAACTTGTCGATCTCTTCATCGGAAAGATCTTCAGAAGCAACGATTTCGTCAACGTCATTGTCATCTGTAATACCAGCTTTGATTCCTTCATCTAGACTCTTTCCAGCTTCGTAATAATCGATTGCCGTTGGTTCCTCAATCACGATCTGTTCGGCGTTCATTGCCTGTACTGCTGATTCGATGAGCACTGTAATCTGCTCTTCGCTTAGCTTAATTCCGTGTTTACTGAGTTCCCGGTTTACGAAGTCCATAACAAGCTGGAATTTGTCTTCGCCCATCCCAGAGCCAGACACAGTCTGTTCATAAGCTCTTACAGCATTCGCTATGATGTCAGCAGCCCAAGAATATTGGCTTTCTTTAAGCTTTGACTCAATGAATGGAATTACATGTTTAATAACAGTCTGAATAGCCCACGTAATCACTCCGCACGTAATGGCAACGATCAAATCCATAATAATTTTGTTCATTTTGATTTACTCCTCCTTTATTGGTAAATTGTCTATAACTTGCATTAAACGTTTAGCCGTTCCGTTTCCGCCACGCGCAATGTATGGTTCGTACAAATACTTCTTTAAGTCGGAATACTCTTGTCTGGTAACCCAACCACGATCTATATACTTATCTGCGAAAAAGCAAATCTCGTAATAACCAATTCCAAGAAGCAAACGCTGTTCAGCAGAGTTTCTCTTTTGACGTTCTATCAAAAATGCCCAAAAGCCAGATGAAGCAAAAACAGAAACAACAACAGCAACTATTACGTCCCAAGGTCCGTTCAAGTTACACCTCCTTTCTGACTTAAATGCCGGTCTCATAGTAAGAATTTACTCGCCATTCCAGTCTGTCTATCTGTCTATTGATCTCATCTGCCAAACTGCCAGAGGGAGGATCAAACAACATCCTAACTTTCAAACTTACCAACGTAGGTACAACACCAAGTAATACGGTGTCGTCCTCCAAGTAGCTAGACCATGTCTCGGTTCCATTTACTACTATAAAAGGATCTTGAGGACCAACACCTATTTGCCTAAGTTCCATTATTACGGCGTTAATATCTAAAATTAATTCGTCGTCGAAATGTTCATGTACTATACCGCCGCCTACATTTGCCTTAACTGTATCTAAAATAATCTCATTCATGCATTCCTCCATGGACAAGTGTCGTTTGGTTGTCTATTTGCTGGATAGCCTGATAACGTTTTAAGCGATCCGTAGTGTATAGCTTCGTGTGTGTTATGAGATACACATACCAGATTATCCAAATCAAACAATATTGGGTTTCTGTTAAGCACGTCATCAACAGTTATTGGATTTATATGATGGACTATTATTCGCCCAATTATCGGATGACCGTTAGTAGCTAAATCTAAACAATGATCTCCGCCAAGAGAATCTCGCAATATAGCTGCCGACCTAGCCTCCTTCCAATCTTCACTATGTTGATAAAGTGCCTGATTCAAATATCGATTTGGTCCAAACGTTTCAGTACCAATACCACAAAAACACATAAGATACTTACACCTGTCAATAAAGTTTGGTATTGTTATAAGTTCAGAATATGTTTTCATTGCATCAAAGATCCGTTTCAGTATCAGATAATCCGTTGTAAGACTTTAACGCTGCTATTACAATTGAATAATCCCTCTCCTGAAGCTTAGCCTGCTCATAAGCATCAACTTTAGCCCGCAAGAGCTCGTTTTCACGCTGAAGTTTCTCTCGTTCAAGCCTCTCTTTCTCTGAACCTAGCTTTAAAAAATGCGTTATAACCATAGCAGAGGCTGTTCCCTCGTTGATTTGTCTCTCTGCTAGATTATAAGCGGCTGCTATGACCCTATTCTCACGAGCCTCATCAGAAAGTATTGGAGTTGGCGTTATGTTCTCGGCAGATTCATAAGTGTTTTCCATACCTTTCTCCTTGTTTAAATATGCCTTTTGTAACTTAGAAGGCACATACATGCAGTTTTGAGTGCCAATGAAGAACAACCGAAAGGGACTAAGGGACGAAATAATCACTCAAGGAGGTTTCAACTGTCTATGTATGTGCTCACCAAATTAAAAAAGTTCCAGAAATATGACCTCTGGAGAATTTTTTAGGAGCCGCGCGATTCTAGGAGGGGGTGTAATTTTCGAGACCTCCCCCCCCCATATGTTTATATTTTTCTTCATTTATATTATTTTTGTTTATTTCTCTGTTTTTAATGTTTATTGCATTAATTTTCATATTTGTTTAAATCTTTTATTAATTTTTCAACAGGGACTGGACGTAGCTTTGTGTCTTTTGTTACTTTGATTCGTATGCCAATGTCGTCTTCATCAAGAGCCATCTGAATAGCAGCTTGTACATCAAATGCTTTTAGTTCTTCACCAAGTGTTTCTGATTCAAAGGCAAACAAAGCTAAGAACTCATTAGTATTGTACCCATGTTCATCATCAAACTTTTGCCAATCATCAGGTTCTGTGAATGGATTGTATGGGTTGTCTATTGTAGTTAGAGCATACTCTGTTACCATTATTATTAGTCTCCTAACATGTGTTTTTGCTATGATATGGCAGCGCTATTAGGTAGTATTGTGTATAAGAGGACTGTATGTTTATTAGTATTTGTTTCACAAGGTTGCTTAAGTTGTGCTCAAAAGTATCAACTGACATTAATGTGTACCAATTTCGCCGTATAGCGTCAAATATAAAGATTATACTGTTTATATTTTCCATTTATATTTTCCATTTATATTTTCCATTTATATTTTCCATTTATATTTTTTACCTTAAAATATAAATAATAGCAGAAGAATGTTTTATCACTCTCCTGCTATCTGTCGCTTAAATATAAATGGCTTTTACGAGGCGTATTTAGATACCGTAGATTTGGAGACACCAGTTGCTTCAGCAATTTCGGCTGTAGAATATCCAGCAATAGACATCATCCGTATTTTGTTAGTAACAGCTGAACTAACTTTATTGCTAGTTCTAGGCATAGCTCTTTGTTTCAAAATATCAATGTCCGTGTTTGCAAGTATCTGTCTAAGTTTGTTATCAGAAATAGCCCCATGCTGAATAGCTTCCCATTCATCGTCCTCTATAAATATAAGTGTCTTTTTTGCACCTACAGCTTCTCTAGCTGCGTTAAGGGCTTGACCTTTATATTTTTTCTTGTGTTCAGCATCCATATGCGGATTTTCTTCAAGCTTCTTAGCAATCGTTTTGTTGGCCAAGAGCTGAGCTTGCCGTTCTAAAGGCGCGTTACTAAGAGCTATTCTCAATTTTTTATCGAGAGACTTAACTTGCTCAGAATATAATTGCTTAGCTTCTTTATTGTACTTTAAGTTCGGCGTTTCTAAATATAAAAGTCTAGCCTCGTTTCCCAAAGCTTTCATGCGATTAGCATGCTCTGCATAAACCGCTTCCATTCTAGTTCCAGGATGTTCCTTACTTCCTCCAGATGTAAGCGTGTATGCGTCTTTTGCTTCGTACATCTTTGTACTTTTCTGAGTTCTAAGTTCAGTTTTAGCTCTGGCTATCTCTTTTTCAGTTCTGTACACTTTTTCTCGTGTAATAGGGTCGATTGTAAAATATCCACCGTTTTTCTTATCCTGAATGAGAGTTAGTTTCTTTCTATCACCATTAGAATCTTTAGCATTGATGTATGTGTACGTTTCTTTTGTTTCTTTAAATAATTTTTCTCCAGTTTTTGGATCTATTCCGTACCTATCTTCTCGTGCATTTACTCTTTTCTCTGATTTCGATCTAGATATAAGTGTAGCCGCTCCAAAACCGCTAGTTCCATCAGTGTGTTTCTGATAAGTTTCCTGTAAGGCTCTTATCCGATTTTCTTCATATGAACGCTTGTAATCAAGCTTATGCTTTTTAGCGTCTATTACAACCATGGAATGTTTAACAGCTCTAGCTATTTCATCTTCAGGAGCTCCTTGTAACGTCATGTCAGTTATTAGATTGGATACAACTCCCATCTCTATTTGCTGATGTGCTTTAGATATAACTTTCATTCCTTCATAACCTTTATATTCAGTTTGAGGATCGAAATCTTTAAGTTCCCTAAGCGGTGATTTTGCGTCTAATCTAACTTTATCACTTAGCGGAATAACAAGGGCTGTATCTCCATCAAAATCAGCACCAGAAAGCTGTTTCGCGACTTTGGCGTTTATACCAATAGCGTCTCTAGCATTGTGAATATAAGCGTCAGCTTCAGAACCTTTATTGTGTACTGTTAAAACTGGTATCTCAAATGTACCGGCATGAGGAAATCTAACAAGAGCAACTCTTTGACCGTCTTGGTATTTTGGAGCATAACATTCATTGTCCTTAATGCTCTTGAAAGGTAAAAGCACATGATAAGCCTGACCTGGAAATTCAGCAGCTTTAAGATGCACAGCATCTCCATCGCATGTTTCAGCAAAATCGTAAGCAAGCTTCTTCTTTATTGTTGGATTTGTAAGGCTTTTAATTTCTTCAAACTCAGCAAGTCTATCCGCGTGATATAAATCAAGCTGTCTTTTCGCCAATGCTGGTTTCTGTTTTCCTAAGAACTGAGGTGATAGCTTCTTTCCCCATTTACTCCAATCTCCTTCTTCAGAAACAATGTTAACTGGGGACAATTTCTTTTCTCCGGTCTTAGGATCAATATAATGACGTTGCGCTTTTACAGAATCATCATCAAGATCGTCATCGTTGTCACCATTCCTTTTCTTTATGGTTGCCCCAAAAGGATTATCCCAATCGATTTCGCCGGTTGTTTCATTTCGTTTCATTGGTTTTAAAACGCTATCAGCTTTTGGATCGTCTGACATTACAGGAACATCTTTCTTTTTGTTCGTGTTAAATATAATGTCTATCCCATCAGGCATATCGTTGTTGGTTATGGCCATTCCCTTAAGGTAGTGAGTGTCGTCTACACCGATTCGTACTTGGGCATATCTAGCTCTACCTAGAGAAAGCTCAGGAGTTCCTCTAAGCTCTATAAGACCGTCTTTTTCGGCTCCGCCGGTTCCATCGTCTTCTGTGTACTTTATTAATATCCGTTTTGAGTCAACAGATACTGGTTTTAATAATCCTAAGGCACCGACGTTTCCGTTTTCATCAAACTGTCGTCCAGCAGTAGCTAACGAAGGAATATCAAATTTCTCATCGCCAGTCTTATACGGCATACCAGGAGCAGCTAAAACTAACATGGTGGTCCTATGATTAGTACCCATCTGAGGAACTTTATAGTATTGCCTTTTATAGCCTTGTTGTTCAAGAAGAGCGATTGTGTTCTTCATAGATGTGGCGGTGCAACCAAGGTACATTTCTGTTCCAGCACCAATATCAACGTATCCATGCTCATCTACAAATTTCTTAAGAACGTCAGCTCTTTCTGAAACCTTACTTTTGCGAATATCAATGCTATCGTCTAGCCAAGAGCGAACGGTTGATTCGTTAACTCCCATACGACGTCCGATAGCGGATTTAGAATATCCAAGATCAAGAAGACGATGCGCTTCAACAACGTTGTCGTGTCTAGTTTCGGCAGATCCAAGAGAATATAATTGTCTAAACGTGGTACTTTTCATCTGCCACATGTCCAATATTTGTTTCTCAGTCAAACCTGACTTTCGAAGCTCATTGTACATCGTATAAATATCTTTATTACGCTGTGGCTTTTCTCCTGTACCTTTTCTATAACGCCCAGACCCATGAGGATCATTATAGTAATGTTGTGGAGTACCTATATCTGATTTGTAATCTCCAGACTGATCAGAAATATAAATAGAATCACCAACTAAAGAATTACGTTCTATCATAACAACTCCTCGTTCTGTGTAAGATAACTGTCATGCTTGTACAGCTTGTCCATAGTCATTGAAATATCAATAGGCGCTGGCTTTGCTTTGATTACCTGGTCGTTCCAATAGAGACGTAATTCTGTCTCAATGTCTTTCGGTGTGAAACCGTATCTGGTTCCATACTCCAAAAAGAAATAAGCCGCATATGCTTCAAGCTGATGCATAGACGGCTCTGTTAATCCTGTCTTAAGGTCATGTATTCTAAGCTTTGTCCCATCAAAAGAGATGGCGTCAGTTGTTCCAAAAGCGTACTTAGAGAAATATAAAAGTTCTTCTGGCCGCATACCAAAGTTAATAGCGTCATTTACGTATCTATTAAAAGTCTGATTGTTCTTTGGTCGAAGCATCTTCATACGAATATCTTCTGCTGCCATAGCATGAAGAGTTACGCCTCTTTCTTTAGCTTTAATATTCTTGTAAAGCTGATGTACTTCTTCTGGAGTTTTATTCCACCAACGAGAATAGGTAGATGCTCCTAAAAAAGCGTGAGAACCTACCGGTACATAAAGTCTATCGTCCCATGTGAATTGCGAGTGCATTTAGTACAACCTCCTTGTTTTCTGGATAAATAAAAGAAGAGAATGACATCTCGTTCATTCTCTCCACATGAATATCTTGATTCGGTTGATGTTTTGCAGTCGCGGAATCTTTGGCTTCTAATGTTGCCCACTTGTTCTTATACAGCATGACAAGGTCTGGATAGCCTTGTTTAGCGTTGTTCTTAAAAATATAAGCACCAGGATAGGCTTTCTTAAGTTCTTTTATTAAGTCCGATTGAAACTTTGATTCAGCCATTTTTGTCTCCTTTTTGGGCAAAAAAATAAGAGAATGTGAGATATTCTCTTCTCTTCCATTATAATCCATGTTTTTTCCGCGAGAAAAATATAAAGACGTGTAATTATTGATGAACGTAATCGATGTTGTTGAAGTCTCTCTTTTCTTTAAGAGCTTTCAGTATTGAAACGTCTATAGGAGCATTAGATCTGAGATAGTAGTAATATAAATCTTTGTAAGGTGTGTTGAACCTGTCTATTCTACCAGCACTTTGTACCATGGTTCTATAGGAATAGTTCAACGAATAGAATATCATTGCATTTGTTGTTATACAGTTCCAACCTTCGGAAGCGGCGTTGTACTGACACAAGTAAACCCATCTGTCAGAGGTTGGTAATTTATCATGCTTTTTACCATTCCACTCTTTACAAAGAATATCACAATCACTACACAGTAATCGCAATTGATTAAGCTCTCCAGAGTGATTGTAAAATATAATTACTCGGTCGTGCTTCTTCAGAATCTTCTTAACAGCTCTTACTCTAGAAATATCATCATTAACAGCTTTTCTCATCAGATAGAATAGTTTACCAGTTTCTTCTATCGGATTGTCATTAAACGGGTCCCACCTCTCTTTCCAAATTTTAGAATATAATTGTTTATTGTATTCGCAAATGATCCATTCTTTATGAGGAATAGTCATTCGTTCAACGTTCATGGTTACAAGTATACTTCTTCGCTGTTTAATAAGAAGACCTGGATTTTGGTATCCTATTACTTTCGGATAGTTTCTAAACCCTCTGTCAAATATCAATTGTCTATCATTGAAATCTGTAAGATTCCTATAGAAACCATTAGCTACAAAGACAGCTCTATAATCTTCCCACTTGTCACCAGGTGTCGCAGACAGCAATATCCATTGATTACGGCTAGCGATACGTATAAAGCTCTTAGCCCATGGACCTCTTCCACAAACTCTTTGTTCGTCAAATATAAAGAATGCGCCAAATACGTTCTTGTATTTCTTAATGTTGTTCCAACTGTCAACAACTATGTTGCTCTTTATCTGAAACGGTATGGATTCAGAAATCCAGTCGCCATCGTCTCGTTTTTTAGCGGTTGTAATAATATAAAGGTCCCTAGGGGTCATAGCGACCCCATGGGAACCAATACCGTTAATTCTTAACTTACCATGGCAAACTTTCAAATAATAATAAGCTAACGCCGTTCTACTTTTTCCAACTCCAGTACCACCAACTAAGATGCAACCGTTGTGCATCTTTTCTATAGCTTTTAATTGATGTTCACCAAGTTCCATAAATATCAATCCGCCGGTTCATAATCTTCAACGTAATCATCAGAGCTCGAATAGTTTAAGAACTCAGGATGTTTAGCTTCCATGTTGGACACAATAACTTTAACGTAAAGTTTGTCAAGAGCGATCTTGACGTTTCCTTTCTTAGAAAAATATGCATGAAACTCGATGTCAGCGTATTCAATGTCTGCAGAATCGAATAAATGGTAGAATGATTTCTTAATAAATCTTGGATTCTTTCCATTATCCAGTACAATCATAGGTTCTGGATAACCGGGCTTTGAATCTGGAAAGACGGCTATTACAATATATGGAGAAACAGGCTGACCATCTTCTCTCGGTGCTCTCTGAAGAACAGGCCAACCGGCAGCCGTCATAGCTTCGGCTTCCATAGGAAGAAGGTCAACAACGAACTTTCTAACGCCATCTCTGTCATACCAGTCTCTTTCAGGAGAACCCTGAATGTTTCTGCTTTTAATCGGAATTCTTCTTCCGCTTACGTCCATAAGTTCACCCTTAGGCGGTAATTTACTATAATCTCTAGCGTTTGGATTCGGTGCGTATTTTGTTGTAGGATTCATGTTTAAAAATCTCCTTTCAAATATCAATTAAATGGTAATTCTTCCGGAGCATCTTCCGGAATGTTCATAAAATCGTCAACAGGATCTCCATCAAGAGTTACAAACTCTTGAAAATCAGCATACTTGTTTATTGCGTCTATAGCATCATCACACAGTTTTCTAAAATACGAAATATCAATAGCTTCAATCCAATTTGGTCTGTTCTTAAGAACTTCAGATTCAACCCATCTATACCCTTTGGTACCTGGCGCTGCAGAATATCCGTCGTTTCCTTCTCTTAACAATATTCCACCGCCATGTCCTTCAAGAACAGGAGTAAACTGCCCAACTCTACCAACGAACATATAATTATGCCCTTTGGCTATCTGGCTATCTAATTCTTCGTTTGACATGGTTGAGAATTGCTCAATCAGAGAATGATCTTTCTTACGAATATCAATTCCAAGAGACGCTTTCTTTCTAACAGTTTTTAAGAGTTCCCACTGACTAACATCAGGCATGTTCTCGTTAAAGTCTAAATATAAAGCGGTGCTTACAGATTTTACTTCACAGTAATCGTCAAAGCACAGTTGTTCTTTTGAGAACAAAGACTTGAAAATATAAGGATGCTGGAACTGAGCACCTGTTGGTGTCCACTCTCCGCCTTTCTCCTTGTTATCTCCTGGAATATAACCGTAGAGTTCTTCACAACGATCTGCTGTTGCATACTTAGCAATGTATACAGAATCGTTTACCAAACACATTCTGTCGTACGTAGCTTCGTGTTCGAAAGAATATCCATAGCGTTTTCCATAGTCCATAACAAACTTAATAATTTCAGGAGTAGCATTAGGTATCTTTATGCTATCGGTCTTAATATGCGCAACGGTGAAGAATCGTTCTTGCACTTCGTGCTTAAGATTAATCATAAATAAAGCACCACGTTTAGCCACCACGTTGTCCTTGTTTTTAGGATCTCTAAATGGATTCTTATAGCTAGTAAAAGTTTGTCCATACACGGCGTTGATTGCTGTTTTTAATGCACCAGCTACTTCTTTAGCATCTGAGTCGTTTTCCAAATATGGAGCAAGCTGACCATCCAATATGGTTCTAGCTGTCTCATACTCTTTATGCTTTATAAGAAGCCTAGCTTTTACAATATCAGCAAATCTGTCTGTATATGGTCCAAACAAATTCATGGCTATGATGCTGGATGGATGCATACTCGCAACATCAAGAAGTGCAACGTTGTAATATACTCCTGGCTCAGCGTAAACGTATCCGCCTTCCTTCGGATCTTCACCCATGTAACTAGACTTTCCGTCTTTAAAAATATAACCAGGAAATTCTTTAGAAAGATCAGGATAGTTAAAGTCTACCTGAGGATTTCGATTGTCTCCAAATATGAATCTAGCAGTCAAAGAATTGGTAGAATCGTTAGGAGTCATTCCTGCCATGTTTGCCAACATCAATCTAGCTTTGTAATCCGGTGATAGATACTCGAATACTTTTTCTGTAGCGTATACATCATTCTTGCAATACTCTATTACCTTGTCAAGCATGTCATCTGGAACAGGTTTATCCCATGGAATATTCATTTCCATATGAGGCAATCCGAGTTTAATTTCATACTTCTTTAAGCTCATCTTGTTTGGAGCAGCGGCGAAGTCAAAAATATCAGTATAGCTGGCTTGCTTTGAACCAGCGATGCTAGCCGTTGAGTCGTTCCCGATTATCCGTCTGCTTAAGTTGTAGCAAGCTTCAATAGAATATCCATAAGTTCTAGCTGTAAGAATAACATTATCGTACTTGATGTTGTTGAATCCTATTATTCTATGTGTCTTAATAAACCGTTTTACTTCTTCTGGGGAAGGATTTATTAGAGTAACATAATTATCAACGCCTTTGTACTTCCATACTAACAGAAGTAAATTAGGATATACTTCGATGTCAAAAAATACAAGCTTTGTATCTTTAACTGGGTGCTCCTTGTAAACTTTGTCCATTTCTTCTTCAACATCTTTAGAAGCGAAGTGCATTTTGGACACCATGTCTTCGCAATGGTCACTCTGGTTATGAGAATTTAGAGCAAACCATGAAATATCATCTTTTAAATCTCTTACGTCATACTTAAATCCCTCTCTTTCATAAGCGTCGTCCAACCACTTTTTTATTAAACTTACCGAATTAGTTGTACTAACCGGTTTAGTTAACATTTCTTCAATGATACGTTTTCTAAGAGTGTCATTATTCTTAAAGAAAATATCATCTACCACTTTCGGTTTGCCTCCTTCTTTCTTAGGAAGCCCACCGGTGATCATTGTTATCGGAATATTGTTGCACTTTGTAAGTTTTCTTCTTAAAGCTGGAGATGTTTTACACGTTTTTATTTCAACGTTTGGTTCTAGAAGACAACTAAGTTCCGATGGGTCTCCTGCGTAAATATAATGCAGATGAACACCTCCACTCTTGCTCAATTCTGCATAAGTTTTTGGTAACCCTGACTTTCTAACTGCTTCAATATTTAAGTCTACATCTTTTTCTCCTTTCTCGTTCTTCTTATCGAAGTCTATGAAAATATAACGTTCCTCTGGCATAACCCAGTGGAGTTTATGAGTATCCAAATCTTTTAATTTGGTCTTTACATTTGACCATTTAAAACACGGTCTGTTTTCTTTCTCGTCATGATACTGCGCTGGAAATTCAGCAAACTCATCATCTAGAAGCGAATGTTGTTCCGTAAATATAAGCCAATCAGTAGACATAGCTCGTCTAAAGAACGCTTCTTCTTTTTGTTTGTTCTTAAACTTGTCAGCTAAAAACCCAGAATATAAAGAACGCACATGATTTCCTGAAGAGTCATGTGTGTCTGCATAAAACTTTCTAAAATAATTCTTAAGTTCTTGCTTAAAAGCATTGTAAGACTTTTTACCATGTCCAAGATTTGCAAACTCAGCATACTTATCATACATAACATAAGCGTCAACAGCTGTTATTTGGTCTTTGTCTTTGAATTCTTCATAGTAATATTCAACGAAGTCATAGAAATCATTGGTTTGGGCCATCATCTCTGTTGGAATATAATCATGATAGTAGTCTTCGCCTAGTTTTTCATATACTTCTTTACAGTGCCAAGCTATTCCTCCCAATTCAAAGTCTATCTGATTCATCAATTCAACGTAATCGGCATACGGAACAGTGTTGCCTGTAGGATATACATCTATTAATCGTCTAAGTATTCCTGATTTGGCGTCTGTTATTTTAACTGGGCTATTAGTTCCCATATATAACATTGCTTTAATTCTAGTCGGATACTTCTTTTCAAATTTTACGTTCATCAAAACCGTTTCGTGAGACGTAACAGAATTTAAAAGTGTGTTATCTTCTATTTTACTTAAATTCCCGTCATGCTGAATAGCAACAAGCGGATTATTAGAAAATGACTCAAGCGGGAACGAAGCAGATTTGCTTGCCATCTCACTAGCATTAAATGCCGTTACAAATCCCTGAAATAATTTCTGTAAGATTTTAAAGAAAGACGATTTACCGCTGCCTTTATCGCCGTATAGAACGATGAACTTCTGAATATGTTTTGCGTCTCCTGTTATTACAGCACCGATAGACCACTCTAGTTTTTGTCGTTCTTCTCCATCACCGTACCAAGTAGACATGAGTTTATTGTAAGCTGGAATATCACAATTGACTAACGGATATGGTAACTTTTTAGTTACGTAATCTTCTAATGTAGTCTCTTGATTAGAAAATATAAGTTTGTCATCCAGAGCTTTTACGTTAGGGTCGTAGTTGTCTCTTGCTTGCTTACCACAATACTTTCTCCATTTGTCAATTGATCCACTGTCGCAATCCCACATCCATAAAATATGAATCGGTCTAGATTCATCCTTGAGAATTGTCTTAACATACTCGCTCATCTTGTCGTCAATATAACTAATTACGGCGTCATCTCCTTTAATCCACAAACCGCTTTCTTCATCATAGAAAGCCAAAATATCATGGTTGTGAATTAAGATACGTTTGTCAGTTGTGTAGTTAATGAATTTCGGATAAACCTCGACCGATCCATTCTTCAAATATCGATGATGAATTTCGACAAAACTGCTTTTTTTCTTAGTCAACGTTCATCTTTTGCCTCCTTCCTTAATTTTGTTAAAATATCCCAGCTATCCCAGAAATCCCAGCTATCCCACCCCTTTTATTTCTTTTTTAAATTTTTAACTTTTTTCACGCGATAATATAAATAGGTGGGATAATTGGGAAATTGGGACAAAAATTGGGATTTTTCACTCTTTTTCTACAAATTTCAGAGGCTTTTTCGAAAATTGTCTCACCGGAAATCGTAGACAAGTATGACAAGGTTCTTCCGAATCCTTCTTTTTATGGTTCTTACAAAGTGGACAATACTTGTGAAAATCCGCTTCTTCGTTAATGTTTTGATACTCTGGCATTAGAACACCTCGTTGTTAAGAATCTTTATGTCCTCTCTTAATTCACTTAGAATATCAGTGTGGTTTCTAACAATTGTTGTACTTGTGCTAATCGATTCGTTTACATCTTTTAGTAGGGACCCCAGTTCATTAATGGCGTGCTCCTGATCTCTAACTATTAGAAACAGAATCACAACGCAAATAGTTAAAACACAAGTCAACAAAAATAACAAAACGGTCACGACTTACCCTCCTTAAACTTCTTAAGCTCGCTGTCAATTCTGTGGATTAGTATTTCGACTAAAGAAACTTTAAGATTGATGATCTCCTCTGTTGAAACAGCAATCCCAACAAATAAATTTCTCTGATTCACCAAATCCCAGAATTTTATTCTTATATAACTTTCGCCTAAAAAGTGAATATCCGTATCTTCAAAAATCTCCTTAAATACATAGTCAGGATACTTTCTTAAAAGCACCCCCCGTATTTCAGTGATCAATACATCTTGAATGTCCTTATTCATCTCTTACCCCCCTCAGTAGCCAGAGTTTCACCCAGAACGGAAGATCAGATTTAGCAATAGCACAAACAATAGCAACTCCAGCGACAATAAGTGCAATAAATAAAAGCAATACGAATAACTCAGCTAAAAATCTTTTCATTCATTCTCTCCTCTCTGATTCCATAAGGCCAAAGAACCTTATCTAATTTGAATTGCTGCCACGGATATAATGGCGTTATGTTTCTATAATTCAGACTATTTATAAGATTCTGCATTCTAAACGCATCAATCTGTCGTGGCTGTTCACTTGACGACTCCGGTTCTTCTATAACCCATCCAGCCAAAAGCGCTTTCGTATCAGGCTCCGTTGGTTCTTTGTTTTCTACCGATTTCTTCATAATATCATTCAGATCTCGTATACATTTCGTCTGAAGGTCGACGCTTTTCCGGAGTGTTTTCTCGGATTGTTCACAATAATTGGCCTTGATTTCCAAAAGTTCAATGCGTACGTTAGCATCATGAAGTTCAGAAGATAAATGGAAGCAGACGCATGTGAAGAC